CCACACGTAAGCGCGGAAATGGCAAACGTAAACGGAGTTGAAATCGACCTTATGCCTAATGAAGGCATGAGGGCAGAGGCTCAGCGTTACCGCGATTGGAAAGCTGACGGAGAAGGCGGTGGAACTGATGTTGCTAGGACCAGGGCAACTCAAATTCTTAGTGGCAATGAGCTGTCTGCTGACACTGTCATCACAATGTCAGCTTGGTTCGCAAGGCATTTGGTTGATAAGCAAGGGCAAGGATATAGCCCTGGAGAAGATGGATATCCAAGCAATGGGCGAGTCGCATGGGCGGCTTGGGGGGGCGATCCAGGGAAGTCATGGTCAGACGCACGCGCTGAGAGAATAAAAAAGGCCAGAGAGCGTGCCCATGAAAATGGGCATAATGGGAGCAAAACATCCCAATCCGAAGACACCCTCACCACCAAAGCTATGGAACCTGACACTCAAAGAGCTGCACCAGATGAGCTGAAAGTGGGAGATTATGTTTCCTGGAACAGTTCTGGTGGTCGAGCAAACGGATTGATTGAGCAGATTGAACGTGATGGAAGCATCAATGTTCCTGACTCAGAGTTCACAATCAACGGCACTGCAGAAGATCCTGCTGCTTTGATCTGTCTTTACAGGGATGGAGAAAAGACAGAGACTCGTGTTGGACATCGTTTCAGCACCCTCACCAAGATTGCTCCAATCCGTGAGGTTGAACCTGAGTTGATGGCAACTCGCGACATGCTCGGCGAGCTAATGCAGCGTGCTGAGACTTCTGAAATCCGTAATTTGGATGATCGGACTTTTGAGTTTCCTTTCAGTTCGGAATATCCGGTAAAACGGTATTTCGGCAATGAAGTACTTAGCCATGAAGATGGCGCGCCTGATTTCATGCGCCTCAACGATGGCGCTCCGTTCCTTTTTAACCACGACCCAGACAAAGTTCTTGGTGTTGTTGAGCGGGCTTATCTAGACGATGAGAAAAAGCGTGCTTATGCAAAAATCCGCTTTTCACGCTCTGATTTTGCCAAACAGTACTTAGATGACGTTAAAGACGGCATTCTTCGTGGTATTTCGTTCGGCTATTCAATTGATGATGCTGAGCAAAGAGAAGATGGAATTGTTGCTACTCGATGGAGTGTGCATGAATTGAGCCTTGTCTCAATTCCAGCAGACCCCACAATTGGTATTGGACGCTCTCTTCTTTCGCAAGAATCATCTATGCCTGAAACCTCACAACCCAAAGCTACTACTATTACTAACGAAGATCCTGTTGCAGAACAGGAAACTCGTTCAGCGGTCCTGACCGCACCAATCCCTACTCCTGTTATGGAAGAACAAACTCCAAACCTGGAGGTGATCCGGTCGGAGGCCAAAAAGGCCGAAAAGGACCGTGTCGCCTCAATCTCAGCCCTGGGAGCCCAGCACAGCATGGGTGACCTAGCGCGTCAGCTCATTGATGGAGATAACTCCCTCGATGAAGCGCGTGCTGCATTCCTCGAAAAAATCGGAACTTCTCAAGTGGAACAGCCAATTCGCTCTACCGATGTCACATCTAACGACATTGGTCTTTCTCAAGCTGAAGTCAAAAACTTCAGCTTTGTTCGCGCTCTAAATTTCCTGGCGAACCAGAACGATGCTTCAGCTCGTCGTGAAGCTGAGTTTGAGATTGAAGTAGGCGAAGCTGCTGCTAAGCAGTACGAGCGTTCTTCTAACGGCATCGTTGTTCCTAACGAGGTTCTGCGCCGCGACTTGAACGTCGGTACAGCAACTGCCGGTGGCAACCTTGTTGACGATGTACTGCTTTCAGGTTCGTTCATCGACCTGCTCCGCAACCGTCTCGCAATCGCTCAGGCTGGCGTAACCACGCTGACTGGACTGCAAGGCAACATCTCGATTCCACGTCAGTCTTCCGCAAGCACCGCTTACTGGGTTGGTGAGTCTGCCTCACCTTCTGAGTCACAGCCTGCTGTGGATCAGGTGAACATGAGCCCCAAGACAGTTGGCGCTTTTGTTGATTACTCACGTCGTCTGCTTCTTCAGTCAGACATCAGCGTTGAGTCAATGGTTCGCAACGACCTGGCTCGGGTTATTGCACTTGAGATTGACCGTGCTGCCATCTACGGCACTGGTTCTTCCAACCAGCCTTTGGGTCTGACCAATACCACCGGCATTGGTTCACAGACCATCACGACCTTCGGCACCTTTGCCGAGTACATCGGCATGGAAACCGATGTTGCAACGGCGAATGCTGATGCTGGCTCACTGCGCTACATCATCAACGCTGCTGCCCGTGGCGCACTTAAGAGCACTGAGAAGGCTTCTGGCACTGCTCAGTTCGTTTACGAAAACGATCAGATCAACGGTTACCCCGTAATCGTTTCCAACCAGCTCGCTAACAACGACGCTCTGTTTGGTGACTTCTCCATGATGATCATGGGTATGTGGTCTGGCCTCGACCTGACGGTCGATCCTTACGCTGGCGCAACTGCCGGAACCGTTCGGATTATTGCCCTGCAGGATCTTGACATCGCAGTCAAGCAAGCTGGCGCATTCTGCCTTGGCACCTGATAGCAGGTGACTTGTTCAATCGTTTCTGACTCATGAAGATTGAAATTCTGAGACAGGTAATGATCTCCGGGGAGTCCGTTTCGGCGGGCTCCATTTTGGAGGTTGAATACCAGCAAGCTGCAACTTTGATCAACCTCGGCAAAGCCGTTGAGTTCAAGGGAGAAGTTGAAGTTTGTGAGGCTAAGCCTGCAGCAGAGGAAGCGCCTTCTGAAGAGAAGGCTCCCAAGCCCAAGACCACAACTCGCAAGAGGACTAAGGAATGAGCATCGGCAACACTCGCAGGGCTACGACTCTGCTCACATTCATCGCGAATGACGTAACTACAGCAACCAAGACTGGTTCTGCAGTTGACTTAGAGGACTACGAGGGTGATATCGCTCTTAGTCTTGACGCCGAGGCAGGCGGTGGCAGCGTTACTTATGCGGTAAAGCTGACTGAATCAGACACTACTGACGGTACTTATACCGACGTTTCTGGCGCTGCATTCACAACGACTGATGCAGATACTGCTTTGGTTGAGCAGCTTGTTGTTAACAGCGACGAGACCAAGCGATTCATCAAATGTGTCGTGACAGTCGCTGGTGGAACAGGTGCAGGTGCGCTTAGCGTTCTTGGACTTGCCTCTCCTAAGTACGGCTGATTTGTTTCATAGCCCCCGGTAATCCGGGGGTCTTTTTTCATGGCACTTGAGTTCACCGAAGACTTAGACGCTTTCTTTGATACGCCTGGATTTACGGTTCCAGTCGTTCAAGGATCAACAACAAGTGTTGGCTACTTTGAATCGCCTAACGAAATTATTGCTGATGGAGTTGTCCTGACCACTGATTACGCAGTTGTGGTCAAGACTTCTGATTTTTCAGCCGTCTCAAGAGGAGACGCAATGACTGTTGAGGGTGTGGCTTATACGGTGCGCGAGCAAATGCTGCTTGACGATGGCAAGATTATGCGTGTGATGCTTATGAAGGATTAATTCGATGACAACAAAGCGCGAAAACATCCTTGCTGCCATAAAAACGGCTTTAACAGGTACGACTGGGGTAGGCACGAGGATTTACCGAAGTCGTGTTGAACCGATGAGCAGGAATGAATCGCCTGCCATCATCATCGAGCCTGTTTCAGATACTCCTGTTCAGAACACCAGCTTGCCCACACTGGACTGGACTCTTCGCGTCAGGATCGTAGTGATAGAGAGAGGTACGGTTCCTGATCAAGCAGCTGATGACACTATTCAGTCATTGCACAGCAAGCTGATGGCGGACTTGACGTTGGGTGGTTACGCGATTGATGTAGAACCTGCTCAGACAAGTTTTCAGTTACTTGAAGCTGATCAACCTGCCGGAATTATTTTTTGCGAATTTGAAATTCGATACCGCACTCAAGTTGCTGATTTAAGTCAATAGTTGAGTCGGGCTACGCTGAAACCTAACCACGCTCTCCATTTACCATGGCAGATGAACACAGTGGTCAAGGCGGGAGCTACCTGCTGGATCCCGAAACAGGCGTTCGCACTTTAATTATGCGCACGCTTCCACCACAACCATCACAGGGAACATCCGATGGCACTGCTACTACGCAAACGCCTGATTCTGATCGAGACGGAGTCGACTTACGGGACGGATCCAACGCCGGACGGAGCCGACGCAGTTCTGGTAAGGGATCTGAGCATCACACCTCAGTCAAGTGATGTAGTCAGTCGTGACTTGATTCGTCCTTACTTGGGTGCATCTCAACAGCTGCTGGCAAACACAAAGGTTGAATGCACTTTCAGTGTTGAACTCGCTGGGTCCGGCACAGCTGGTACTGCTCCTCAGTACGGCAAAGCAATTCAAGCCTGCGGATTGAGCGAGACTATTGCGGCCAACACCTCAGTTAAGTACGAGCCTGAGTCAAGTGGATTCAATAGCATCACCATCCACTACAACATTGATGGCGTTCGCCACAAGGTGACTGGTTGCAGGGGCAATCTGACGTTGAATGCAACTGTTGGCGAGATTCCTTCGTTGGATTTTGCTTTCACTGGCATTTACAACGCTCCAGATGACACTGCGTTGCCAACTCCGACTTATGCCAATCAAGACGATCCTGTGATCTTCAAGAATGGCAATACCAGCAGCTTCCAACTGTTGTCGTATGCAGGAGCTTTGCAGTCCATCTCCATGGACCTGGGAACGTCACTGGTTTACCGCGAGCTTGTAGGAGGCACTAAAGAGGTGTTGATTACGGATCGTGCTGTGTCTGGCTCTGTTTCTATTGAGGCGGTGCTTATGGCAACCAAGGACTTCTTCGCTGCTGCTGTTGATGACGATGCGGCGTTAGGCAACCTTCAGTTCACCCATGGATCTGTTGCGGGCAACATTGTTCAATTCACATCCTCGAAGGTTGATATTGGCGATGTTTCTTACGGAGATCAGGACGGCATTGCGATGTTGGAGATCCCTTACACCTGCGTGCCTGACTCTGCAGCCAACGCTGAGTTTGATTTGATCTACACCTGATCAAACTGTTTGTTGTGATTTTGGGAGCCTTTTCAGGCTCCCTTTTTTTGTGTAAGCTAATTCTGCTTATGCACTTACCCAATGGCTTTTGTACGTAAAAAGGTAAAAACCTTCAAATGGCCCGTACAAGTAACAGAACCTAGCGAAGACCGTCCAGGCGAATTTGACAAATTTGAATTTACGGCTGTATTTAAGCGAGTAAAACTTTCCGAACTTAATTCCTTGGGGGAAGACTCAGGACTGCCTCTGCTTAAAAAAGTCATGGTCGGCTGGGAAGGAATCCAAGATGAGGAAGGCAAAGACGTTCCTTTTTCAAGTAAGGAGCTTGAAGAGTTCTCTGATGATGTCGACTGGGTAAAGGCTGTACTTGCGGCCTACACCAAAACTTATGAGGGGGCGGAAGCGGGAAACTAAGAGAGGCTGCGATTTATTGGGCGTCCGGCGGCAAAGAAGTCGAGGACAAAACCAATGATGATGCAGCTGCTTTCGGGATAAGCCTGCCAAAGCCGAAGCCAAAGGAGTCTACGGATTTCGAGGTTTGGGACGAAAACTGGGATGCAGTCATTATGTTTCTGCGACTGCAGACCCAGTGGCAGGTTTCAATGAGTGGATATGTCGGATTGAAGTATGAGGTACTGCTAGGTTCCGAAGGCTTGTTTGGCCTCTACAATGTGGAGGATCGTAGAGACATGCTTGAGCGCCTTCAGATAATGGAGGCGGCAGCCCTAAAGGAACTCCGGAAACGCTCTGATGGCAAAGGCAATTGACACTCTTTCCATCAAGCTTGATTTCAAGGCGGGATCTGGCTCTCAGCAGATAATTGACAAGATTGGAAATTCAATAAAAAATTTAAAAGTAATAGCAGGTCAGACGGGACCTTCTGTAGAAAAAGTAAGAAAATCAATAAACGATTTTGCAAAGCAAGGAAATAGAAGCATTAGCACGATTGAAGGAAAG